CACAAACTCGCCCGTTTCCGCGTCCTCGACCTCGAGAATCGCAGGGAACTCCACCACCTCGTACTGGTCGGAGTCCTCGTTGTTGGTCATATCGCGTATCAGACGCCCCGTGAGGTCATCTTGGTGCCATCTGGTGTGCACGATAGCCACTCTACCGCCCGGCATCAGACGCGTTCTGGCACCGAAGGCGAACCACTCGTAGGCTTTGTCGAATGCCGTGAAGTTTCCGTTCAAGATGTCCTGTTCGGAGTGCGGATCGTCAACCAACAGCAGGTCAGCACCGCGGCCCGCGAGGGCCGAGCCGACGCCCGTGGCGTAAAACTCGCAGGATGTGGTCGTATTCCAGCGCCCAGCCGACTTTGAGTCCGGTGAGAGCCCCGTACCGGGGAAAACGTCCCGATATGGGTCCGAGTCGATGTGATTTCGCACCTTCCGACCGAAATCGACGGCCAAATCAGTGGTGTGAGACACCAGCATGACCTTTTTCCCGGGGTTTCTGCCGATAAACCATGCCGGATAGTATGTAGACACGAGCTGAGACTTGCCGTGGCGAGGCGGGATGTTGACGCAGACCCGGTCTTCCTCGCCCGCCTCAATCGCCATGAGCTTATCCGCGAGGATGCGGTGGTGTCGGCCCACCTTATAGTTAGGGTCCATGTATAGGCAGAAGGCAATCAGGTCGTCTCTGGCAGCCTGCAGCGTGGCCCGCTTGTCCAGCTCCACGATCATCTTCTCGATCTCAAGGAGCTCGAGCTCGTCGAGCATATCGACACTGCGCAGCAGTGTTTCCAGCTCGCTACGCGAAAATGTATCGCTCACTCTTCACCTCCGTCTTCGACCATCTCGGCGTCGTCGACGCCCTCTGGCGTCACGTCCACCATCTTCTGCAGCTTTCTCCGCAGCCGATCCCGCAGGTCGTCGCTCGTCTGGTGCGTGATCGTGATCTCTTGCTTCTCGGTGAACAGCCCGACGTCGGAAACCTTGCCCAAGAGCTCCAACGCCTTCACCCGGATGCGTGCATCGGGGTTCTCGGTCTCCACGATGAGCTTGTTGACCACCATATGACGCACCTGAGACGCCTCTTCGACGATCTTGTGGCCATAATCGTTCAAAATCTTCTCCGTGAGCAGGAGAGCAGCAGGTGTTTTCTTAGTGAGGGCCCTAATTGCGCTTCTTTGCTGCAGTGCAGCGGGCATCCGTGCAGCCTGCCGAGCCGTGGCAGCGGCATCATCTAGGGCCTCGTCGTTGAAAACGATCTCTAGCCCCGCCTCGGCGAGAAGCCGGGCCGTACCTGCAGCGGCGGATAGGGTTGGCATGTATCCATCGGGGGTATCCCCCTCAGAGAGGGGCAGATCAGAGTCGATTTTTAGTTCCATGGGTGCACCCTTTAGGGAGATTTTATACAACATAGCCCGGTTTGCACCGTTTTGGGAGTCCCTACTTAGAAGAGGGGGGCTCGTCTTTGTGGAGTTGTGAGTCCGCGCCGAAAACGATGGGGGAGGGGGTATTAAATAATGTGTTTTAGTGCTATATGGTGTAATGTACTGAAATAGCGCTACGTTGATGTGGAATAATATCTATATACAGCATATGCGCCGCCGCCCGATCAAGGGGGGTGCCCCCCGGTGGGGGTCGGGATATGGCCCGGTTTTGCCGTTAGTCCCACCGACTAATGCTATAAAGCGGTGATAACGGCGCTCAAACACTACACTTGCCTATCAAGTCATGCCATAAAGATCTCACCGGACGGCAATGGTGCCGACGGCATAACATGAATGGAATACAATATGGCTAACAAACTCTCGACCGCCCTTGTGGCGCTGATCGCCCTTGGCCGTAAGGCACTTGACGATGAAAACCGCGCCGAGGTGTCGCGCCTCGCGTTCATCGACAAGTTGATCGCAGACGGGTTCACATCCACCAATATCCTGCCCAAGAAGAAACTTCCGGCGGGGTTCAATGGCGATTGGATGCGCCCGCAACTTTTGCTGGTAGGCGCAGCGACTATCAAGATCAAAGGCAAGCGTCTGTCAGATGCCGATCTTGTCCGGTATGCCGACGATGCGGTGTCCAACAAGGTCTTGTTGTCCGGCACGCCCAAAGGCACCTTGCGGGACGAAAACGGAAAGACGCTCACCACATGGGCAGGCCAAGCCGATTCGTGGCTGGGCAAGGTCCGGCTCGCCTTGATCGAACGCGAGGCGCAGAAACTTGCAGACGAGCTTGGCGACACGGCAGGCACGCCACGCACCCCGACCGGGGCGAAAGACGTTGTCCTAGGTTATCTGCAGAAGGCTTACAACAAGACCTTCAAAGATGCCGAGGCACTGTCCTGCGACCTTGACGACGCGCAGAAGGCACTACGCGCGGCGGCCAAAGCTTTCGGCGGGACATTGAACGCTCCCAAGCAGAAGTAAGACAACTGGGTCAGCCCCTCGGGGCTGGCCCTTTTTTTATGCCTGCGTTCCGGCGCAGGCCACTGAGACCAGTTCTCAGGGCCGCATCGAGCGACATCGAGCACCGACGCTTTCGGCCATGCGCGCAAGACCACCCGACCAGATCGCCCGTTAGTCCGCCCGACTAACCCCGAGACCAGTTCTCAGGGCCGCATCGAGCAAATCGTTAGTCCGACGACTAACACACGCGTAGCGTGAAACCCAAATCACATGTTCAATCACTAGGTTGTAAATTACAGATTTGACCCCTTTGGTCAAATTTTTGGGCGTTAGTCGGCGGACTAACTGTAATGTACTAGTAAATGATGTAATGTTACTAATGTTACGAGTGCTAAGTCATTGATATTACGCAATGTTCCGTTTTTTTTGTAATGTTCCGTTTTAGTGGTCCGTAAGTCATTGATTTTACATAATGTTCCTAATGTTCCGCGTAAAACAGAGATACCCGGGGGTCGCGTGTGGGGGCCGAGCATCTGCATGAAACCCCAGCGCCAACTCCACGGTCTCGCATCACTGATTCCGGCACAACATTAGTAACATTTAGAACATTGCAGTCTTTTCAAGGGCTTATATATATACTTATTAGTAACATTATATATAACAATAGGACATTACACCAGATGGTAGCCGTTACCATAAAAGTGGGCCAAATATCATTATTTTGGTCAGAATGATTGCCCTCGATGCTCAATGTGATATTCTGTAAGGAGTTTCAGTTTCACCTCGTGCCCACCGCGTTCCACCCAATCCGCTGGCTCCGCCAGCTCCCACCACCCCGTTAGTCGAGAGGACTAACCATGACCAAAGACCAGATGCGCGCCCTGCTCGCCCAGACTGTCCCCGCTGCCATCAAGCGCGGCGACTACTTCATTCACCCTCGCACGGGATGCGGCAACGCGCCCAAGACCACACAAGGCACACCTGCCAAGTCCATCACCGTCGAGACCAAGCCCATGCGCCCGCGCCGCATCTACCCGCGCCAAGGCGTCCACGGTGCCGGGTTCGACATCCCCACCTACAAGCCCTACCAAGCCACCTAACCAACCCGTTAGTCCCGCCGACTAACTCAAAACAAGGATCAATCCAATGCAGACCGAACGCACCATCAAGTTCCGCATCGACGCGGACACCCTCGTTGCCATCGCCGAGATCACGGGCAACGCCGAACTGTTCAAGGCCTTCGGCTATTTCAGCCAGTGGAACCTGAACCATGCCATCTGCGAGATCATCGGCGGCGTCTACGACGGCAACCCCGAGATCATTGCAACCTATCGCCGCGACGACGGCGGACCCATCACCTACCAGATCGGTGCCGTGTGGCACGAGGGTAAGGGCATCGACGGCATCACAGGCGAGCCTGTTGCCGGACACTTCGGCTTTCACTCTTAACCGCTAGTCCAGCCGACTAACATCAACCAACCTAAGAACAAGGATCAATCAAATGCGCTTCGAGACCATCACCCTTTCCCTTCCCGCCCACTGGATCGTGCCCGTGCTTTATGGCGACCTGTCGCCGCTCGACGAGGCTGAGGCCACGGCGTTCAGCCGTTGGCTTGCTGATACAGTTGAAGATGTCGGCCACGGCAAGGTGCCTCACATCGGCACGATCAACGATCAGGCCTACTTCGCCCGTTATCACGACGCTGCCGAATACGGCGTGCTGGCGTGTGACTGCTACGATGTCGAACTGCTGTGTGAGGTGTGAGATGAAAGATTGGATCGAGGACGCGCTCGGCGCGGTGTGCCTGTTCGGTATCGGCTACGGTGCCTTCTTTATCGCCTACGGCATGGGGTTCTGACATGCGCTTCATAGTCCACGGCCTATTCGGCAACGTGCCTGTCGGCGGCATCTTCCAGTTGCAGCGCACCATCAAGGGTGCGGGCGACATCACCCCTATCACATGGCTCAAGGTCAGCACACGCACGGCCCGGGTCAACGGCAACGGTGCAGTATTCTACTTCGGCAAGGCGGACAACGTCTGGCTGGAGGAAGCCGCTAGTCCGCGGACTAACAACAAGGAGAAAACGATATGAGCACTTGGGACTTTCGCTTCGTGAACATGCCGTCCGGCAACGGCGGCGAGGACTGGTTTGAACTGCGGGAGGTATACTACAACGAGGACAACAGTCTCTTCGGTCACGCCAGCCCCTGCCTTGGCAGCGAGACGCCCGAGGGCGTGGCACAACTGGCTAAGTGGTGGCAGCAGGCTGCCAGTGCGCCCCCGCTGCATGAGAAGGACTTCCCCGATGACTTCGAACCCTACGCACACGTGTAGCAAGGAGACGAGGGGTGTTTGAACCACGAGACGAACCGAACAACCTGAACCGGCCAGAGCTGCGGTTCCTCGGCGGCACCGAGAACTTTGACCTGTGGCTTAGGGATACATCTGACCACATATTGGCAAAGGCCAGCGAATACCCCCTGCGTATCCACCGTGTGGCTGGGGGCAAGACCAACTGGGACGTGTTCAAGCTACCGCTGCACCACAACGAAGAGCTGGACTCCAGCATGCCGCCTGCTGATCGCCGCTACGCTGGCCATTGGAATGATGTCACCCTCAGCGCCGAGGATGTGCAGATCATCGAGACCTACCTGCGGTGCTTCGCACCGGGGGTGTTAGGCGAGCCGACTAACGAGGAGGAGAAATGAGCAACGCGAACCACATAAACAACGCCGAATGCGTCGACTGTGGGGCAGCCTACCCGCTACGTCGCGCCGCTCTGGGCTACAAAACATGCCTCACCTGTGGTGAGCAGGCGGCGAGGGAGGCGCGCATGGGCTGGTGCGTAGCACCTATCGCACACAAGCAGGGGGCTACACTGATTACCAACAAGGCCAACCTGCTGGGCCTGAACAAGACAACCCCGTTAGTCTGACGACTAACACCAACCAGAACCAAGGAGTAATAACATGTCTCAACTCGAAATGAACTTCGCACCTGTGGTGCCCTCGATCTCATCGTCGTCCATGCTGGTAGAACTTAGCATCAGCGTCTGGACCGGACGCAAACAGGACAAGCGCGCTTCCGAGGAAGCCGCATCGGCCAACAACGCGCAGAAGGGTGTGGCGCGCGTGACCAAAGACCTGCTGTTCGAGTGTGCCGAGCTGGATGCGCTCGTGAAGTTCGGGGCCAACGTGCGCAACATGCACTACAACTCCACCCTGCCGTGGTCCGACATGGGCCCGCGCCTGCTGCCGACCGCAAAGTTCTTCGCCTATCAGCAGATGATTACCCGGCTGCAGGGTGAGTTTATCCGGCTGCGCGATCTGCTGCTAAACGTCTACGACCTCGAGGTGGCACAGCAGCAGGCCAAGCAAGGCGACCTGTATAACCCTGACGAGTATCCCACCACCGAACAACTGCGGGCCAAGTTCGCCTTCCGCATCAACTATATCCCCCTACCTGATGCTGGCGACTGGCGCTTGGACATTGGCAACGAGGCACTGGCATCGCTGCAGGAGCAGTATCAGGCGCACTACGCTGGTCAGTTGGACTCAGCCATGCGGGACATCTGGACCCGCCTCTATAAAACCCTGTCCACGCTGTCGGCCCAGCTGTCCGACAAGACCGAGGATGGCAAGACACCTAAAATCTTTGCCTCTGTCTTTGACCGGGCGCTGGAGATTATCGACATGATGGAGACGTGCAACATCACGGGCGACACGACGATGCAGGTAATGCAGCGGCGGCTGTCTCAGACGTTCAAGGGCGTGACCCTCGATGCTGTCAAGGACGACGCCTACCTGCGCCGCGAGACTAAACAGGCCATCGACGCGGCCATCAAGAACCTGCCTTCGCTCGATCTGTGATCGGGCGTTAGGCAACAGACTAACACAAGAGGAGAAGGCTATGCCAAGACACGTGCACTTCGTTGGGTTCCGCACTGACAGCGAATACAGCGCAGCGGTGCGCGTGTTTGGCAAGCCGGACTTCATCCATCTTTTCCACGACCTACGCATGTATGGGGACGTGGGGGAGGACGACATCATCCTTCTTGGCCCGAAGGGCAAAGAGACACCTGACCCGAGGTATTCGGATCAGGACCACGAACGACACTAACCCAAACATCTCATGGAGAACAATCCAAATGACGAACAATGCAACTGCGATGTATCAGATCGACCTCGATCAGTGCGCGTCTCTCATCAAGGCCGTGGGCAGCAAGCGCACTGTGCTGGTGCAGGGCCACATGGGGACAGGTAAGTCCTCACTCCTTCGCACCCTGTCGGCTGCCATGCCGACCCACACGGCGTGCTACTTCGACTGCACGACCAAGGACTTGGGTGACATCACCCTGCCTCGCATCGCCGAAGCGGGCACGGACGCTGCCTTTGTCAGCTATGCCACCAACGAGGAGTTGGGTGCGCATCACAAGAAGCCGATCACCCTGATGGTCGACGAGTATGGCAAGGCCAACCCGTCTGTGAAGAACGCCCTGCTACGCCTCATGCTCGAGCGCAAGATCGGTAGCTATGAACTGCACCCTGACAGCATCATCTTCGCTACAACCAACCTTGGTGCCGAGGGCGTGGGCGACATCCTTCCGCCTCATGCCCGCAACCGCATCACTGTCGTGACAGCACGCAAGCCGAGCAACATGCAGTGGATCGAGTGGGGCATCAACAACGGCGTGGACCACACCCTGTTGGGCTGGTGCAAGGACAACCCGCAACTGTTCAACAGCTTCGACGACCACCCGAACCCGGACGACAACCCCTATATCTTCCACCCCAAGCAGCAGCGTGCAGCCTTCGTCACGCCTCGCAGCCTCGAGGCTGCGTCCGACGTTCTTAAGTCACGTGATGGCATGGACGACATGACCGTGACCGCGGCCTTGATGGGCACTATCGGTGATCGTGGCGCGATGGACCTGATGGCCTTCGTCAAGCTGGCTGACCAGCTGCCTTCGCTACAGTCTATCAAGGACACGCCCGAGACCGCCAAGGTGCCGTCATCTGCCGCTGCCGTGT